TCCCGTTTATTTCGACAACATCACAGCCGTCCCACCTAATACCACTACCGAGTACGTTCGCGTCAATGTTACTTTCGGCATTACCAACGAGCCCACGCTTACTAGCAGCGTCGATAACGCTCGTGGCGCGATTGTCATCCGCATTTTCACGGAGAAAGGACGCGGTCCTGCCCGTAACCAAACCCTGCTGACCACTGCCGTCAATGTGCTGGAGGCGCTCAACGACACGGCAAAGACCACGAGCGGGGTGTTTTTCCGTGTCGGCGAAATCAACGGCCCAACATTTTCTGCGACTGAAGCTGCACCGCACTTTGTCGGGCGGATTGATACTTCCTATGTGGCAACTGTGTTGTCGTAGATAATGTTTAGTAACAAGCGCTAACCTGTATTAAGCCGGGCAGTGCCCGCCCACAACGTCATCTTCGGTAAGCCAATGGCCACCACCGTACTGTCCGGCACGTCCGGCGCCCTTTACTACAAACCCGCTGGAACCACCGGTACGTTCGGTGAGTCCAATGTCAGCGTCGGTAGCGACGAGATCACCGTTGCTCCTTACCTGAACTTCAAGGTCGGCGACCCCGTCCAGTTCAGCGTCGTGAACAGCCAAACCGGCGGTTCCGGCACCGGTACTTTGCCCGCAGGCATCAGCCCTGCCACCACCTACTACGTCATCGCTTACGCGGCGGCAACTGGTGTGATGCAGGTGTCTGCCACTCTCGGCGGCGCAACCATCACCATCACGGACGACGGCACCGCAGCTGCTCCCAACGAATTCCAAGTTGCCTACGCTTCCTTCGCCGTTGTCGGCCAAGTCCGCGACTGGAGCTTCGAGATCAACCGCGCTGAAATCGATGTGACCACCATCGGTCAAACCCCCGGCCAGTACGTGCCTTTCCGCAGCTACATCTCCGGCTTCGGCGATGGCACCGGCACCGCAACGGTTTACATGACCAACGAGGACGCCGCCCTCTCCAACCGGATGATCGAAGACGTGCTTCAGCGTCAACAGACCGGCGCCGCCTTCAAGCTTTACACCGACCAAGTGTTCAGCGGTGGCGTTCTGAGCGACAACCTGAGCCGCTCGATCGAGTTCGATGCAGTGTTGACTTCTGCCAGCCTGAACATCAACCCCGACGACGCCCAGTCCGTTACTGTCAACTTCCGTCCTTCCGGCACCCCGACCTTCGACTTCAGCACTTCTGCTTGATAGTCTGCAGAGGGGTAATTCTGTCAACCCCCGGCTGGTTACCGGGGGTTTTTTATTGCTTCTAGTCCGCTACAGTAGAACAAACCTCAAGTGGTTATGCCAGTTCCAGTCCGCGCCATTGACCGCCTCAAGAAAGCGGCCAACTTGGAGCCTGTCAAGAAAACTGTTCAGCTGTCTGATGGCAGCGAATTCGAGATGTGGGTCAGCCCACTAACTGCCGCCGAGCGTGAACGCGCCCAGAAGCAGGCCAAATCGGATGACGCCAACGCCTTCGCCCTCCAGCTGCTGATCGCCAAGGCTCTTGACGAAAACGGCAACAAATTGTTTGCCGCCGGCGAAATCGACGTTCTCAAGAATGAGGTCAAAGACAAGGACCTTCAAGCTTTGATGCTTGCAGTCCTTACCGACGACGCCGAACCGATCGACCCAAAAGCCTGAGCGCGGAACTTCGCAAAGACAACTGGCTCATGCTCCAATTCGGCGTCGCCAAGGAGCTGGGCCTAACTCTTAGCGAAGTACGCAACCGCATGACCGCCGAAGAACTACTCGGCTGGAGCGCCTACTTCCAAATCCTCAACGAGGACCAGCAAAAGGAAATCGACAAAGCCAAACGCCGCCGCTAACCCCGGCGGCTTTTTCATGCGTAAACTGAAGTACCGGAAGTGACGCAGCGCCGTGGCTTACAGAGCTGAAATTGAAGTCGGCGTAAAGGGCGCGCAACGGCTTCAGGAGCTGCGCAACAGAGTTGATAAATTATCGGCAGGTATTGACCAAGTAAACGCCAAAACCTTTTTTGGCACTAAAACTGTTGCAAGCATCCGCAATTACAACAACGCATTAGCCGACGCTCAAGAAAACCTAAACAAAACTCGTTTACGCCTGGATGAGGCTGGCAGAGCGACAGGAAATTACGCAAAAGCTATTAGTGATTACGTTACTGCACTTACAGCATCAAACGGCGCCCAGGCTCTGACAAACCGCCTACTTAGTGAGGAACTAGAGTTACGTCGTAAGCAGAAACTTGCTGCCTCTGGAATCCGGGAATCCACCCAATACGCGGGACCAATAGGCCCCGGTCCGGCATCACCAGTTGGTACGCTTGCGGGCCAAACATCTCCAGTAGAGGAGCGTATTCGCCGCACGTTAAAAGGCAAACAAGAGCAACTTGAACTAGATCAAGCATTGCTTGAATTAGAAAGAAAGAGCGCCGAGGAGCTTAACGATAAAGTACGTCTTCAAAACGATCTAGTTAAAGGTACGCAAGAAGTTTATGAGCTTATTGCACAAACGAACAGAGAAGCTGCTACAGGTATACGTCCTTCTACACAGTATGCAGGTCCTATAGGCCCCGGACCTGCATCACCTGTAGATGCACTAATGGGCCAAAGTTCCCCTGTCGGAGAACGGATAGCACGTATTCGTGCATACGAAGCTGCTGCTATTGACGCAGCTAACAGTGTTTCCAAGCTGGCTCAAAAACAAGAGCAGGCGATTACGCAGAAAGAACTACAAAACGACGATAAAGTTTTTAGAGAAAAGCTAAATAAGCTTGTCGAACTTGGTGAAGTTGAACTTCAAATAAGCAAAACAAACAACGAAAAAGCACTCAAAGATTTTAATACTAGGTTGGCTAACAGGACAGCAGGTCGTTTTAGGACTGACGGTCCTTTAGAAAGTCGAGGATTTAAATCTACAAAAAAATCCATCGGAAAGATGGGAGAAAACCTAGCCCTTGGCGCTGGTTTTCCCTTATTGTTCGGTGGAGGTGCTGGCAGCGTAGCCGGTTCAGTACTCGGCTCGTTCGTTGGTTCCGGATTTGGCGGTCAAATTTTGGGCGGCGCTCTTGGCCAAGCGCTTGATCAAGCATTGACACGAGTTCGTGATATAGGTAATGCAATCCAGGGACTAAATTTTGACGTTCTTCTGGATTCGGGTATTCGACTCAATGCAAACCTGCGTCAGCAACTAGATCTTCTTATCGGTATTGGTGAGGCAGATAGAGCAAGACAACTTGTTAGTCAGGAAGTTGCAATGCAAACCGGTACTGTTGCAGGAACGGTTGAAGATATTGGGAACAGCGTAAACATTCTCGGGGATAGCTGGAACAAAGTAACTACTACAGTTGGTGCGCTGTTGGGGATGCTTTCTGCCCCATTTGCAGTTGCTCTGGCCGGAATTTTGGAGGTTGTAAACGCTATAATTTATGCAGTTAATAGTATGTTGGCTATATTCGCTAAAGGTGTAAAAACAATAGGCGAGTTTGTTGTAAACCTCATCGGTGGAGAGGGTGCTGCGGATCGCTTAGCAAAAGCTATCGGTCAAGTAAACCAAGATCTGGCCGAGGCAGACGCAAAAGCTGCAAGCCTTCGTAATAATTTAAACATTGACAATGTTAGGTCGTCTATACAACTGCAGACTGCAAATAAGCTCACTCCGGGAGTCACAACAGAAGACAAAATAACAAACATAAAAATACAAGCGGAGGAAAAATTAAATCTGTTATACCAGGATCAATTAGATGCTGTTAGTAAAGTACGCGAGAAAAATAAACAAGTATCAAAAGAAACTGTTGATTACCTTGTAACGCAGGTAGAGGCAAACTACGCCAATAAGCGTGCAATAGTTGAACTAAACAAACAACGGCGAATAGCTGCCGAACTGGAGCGTAAAGCTGCCGATGAGGCGAAGAAAGCTGCTGAAGCGGCAAGAAAAGCTGCCCAAGAGCGCGATCGGCGAATAAAAGCTAGCGCGCAGGCCAACGCGGAATTGTATAAACAAACAAGCACAATGCTGAATTTTATTGTTAGAGCGGTGGAGGTTGGAGAAGGTGAAGAAGCTGGTTTGAGGGCTCGCATAGAAATTCAGGACAGACTTGTCAAAGCAGCTTCTGCTCAGTTGGACATCGAGCAAGAGTTAGCCCTTAAAGAGGCTGCTCGTAATGGCACAACCAAGCAGGTTATTCAACTATATGAAATGAAGCGCGCTTTAATGCTTGATGAATTTGATATTGCAGAGAAATTAGCGCGTACCCGGCTTGCGGACCTAGAAACAGAGAAAGCTATTGCCGATATTCGAGCGGTGCAAAATGCTCGTGCGCCATTTGAAGAAGCGCGTAAAAACATGGAACTTCAGGCTCAATACGGAGAAACTTATCTACGTCTTGTGACTAAAGGAATTCTTCCTGCGGAAGCTGAGCGAATTGCTAATTTTGAACAAATGGCTGCTGAGCAGTTAGACGCTATAGATCAGCAGATACTTTTAGCTGAAGCAGCCATCGTAGAAGCCGAAGCGAGAGGAGCAAGTTCTAAGCTAGTTGAAAAACTTAGAGAAGATTTAGAGCGTATAAACAAAGCCCGTGGCGCAGTAGTTGAAGAGGCAGCTAAAGGTCCAGGCAAGGGTCCCACTGATATAGAACGTGTTAAGGGGGCAATCGCACAGGTAAAAGGTGAGCTAAACGAATTAGCCAACCCCATCAACTTTGCAATTAACGGGGCGTTTGCCATTGCGGACGCCTTCCAGCAAGCCTTCCAGGGCTTGGCCACCGGAGCAATGACTGCTCAGGAGGCGCTGTCCGCATTCTTCAAATCGGTTGGCGAAGCATTCGTCAAGATGGCTGCGGAAATTATCGCCAAACAACTATTGATGATCGCGCTTCAAACGCTTCTCAAAGCGCTTGGCGGCGCTACAGGAGGTGGCGGAGGTGGTGGTTTCAGCGGAGATTCCCTCAGTCAGTTCAACGCTTCTGCCGCTCAGTACACCTTTGCCGAAGGTGGCTTCGTCACCGGCCCTACCCGCGCTGTTGTCGGCGAAGGCGGCGAGCCGGAGTACATCATTCCGGCCAGCAAGATGCGTGCCGCGATGGGACGTTATGCCAGCGGTGCTCGCGGCCCTGGCGTCATCCCTCAAAATGGCGACAGCATGGCAGCCGGTGGCGGCGGTGGCGGCACCTTCACACTCGAAACT